GTCATTGATCAATCGGACTGCGCAGGTCCCGTCGGGTTGGATGTGCTCGAGGATGCCAAGCCCTCGAGGTGTCTTCACGCGTGTGCCAGGGATCATTGTTCCCTCGCTTTCAGCATGGCGTCTGCAATCATGTAAGCCTGCCTCGCGGTTGCATCAAAATAATTCCCCTGCGCCAGTGCTTGCATCGCCTTGGCTGCAAAGTAATCGCGCAAGGTCATGCCCATGGTGAAGTCATGATCGATATACCCTGTATCACTGACTTCTTTGTGCCAATCGTGTGTGTGTAATGGAAACGCTGGTCCACCTGTTTTCATACCACCTCCACTAATGTTGTTTGGGGGTCAAGGTCACGCTGGCACAGCAGGTCAGCAATTGCTTCTTCCTGCGTCTTGCCAAGGCCCGTAGGCCAGCCAAGATCCCAGTCCTCCTCAGATGCAACGTAATACCCCTGCATGGGGCGATCAATGATGATTCTCATGCTGCTTTCCTCCTGCTTTTGATGTGCTCGATCATCGACACAAGCTCTTCCATTTCACCGACCAGGTTGTCGAAGGCATTAAGTTGATAGCCATCAAGATCTGGCCACTCACTTGCTAGCGTGCGGTTCAGGTTGTTGGCCTTCTCGACCACATTGCACACCTGCATACGCAGGTCATACTTGTCAGATTTAATTAGCTTGTACATGTGTCCTCCGAGGGGGCTAGGCCCCCAGTTGATTAGCGGCTGGTAACTTTGACTGAGAAGACTGCGGTGGTCTTCTGGAACTTGGCGTAAGCCTCGGCACCGAAAGCCTTGATGAAGGCGTCCTTGTCAAACGTCGAGCGGTTGGTCTCAACGTAAGTGGCTTTGAAGAGTGAGCCTTCAACAGACTTGGCACCGCCGTTGCTAGCGCTGTCCTTGATGGCGTCTTTGATTGCGTCAGCCTGCTTGGTCAGGTCTGCGATCTGGGCGAGCAATGCGCCGAGTTGGTCAACTGATGCTGCGGTGATGTTTGCGATGTCGTTTTGCATTTGGTTTGCTCCTGGTTTGCTTCACAGCGAAGTTGCTGTAAGGAGAATGTTAGGGATCTTTAATCCACTTGTCAAACAGTTTCATCAAGATCCCTACCGTTCATGCGCCAGAAAACGACCGCCCAACCTACTGATAATTATTTTTGGCCTGCCAATACTTCAAAAGCGATTCAAACATGAGCCAGCCGCGCTCGACATCAGCCTTGGTCCATTCATAGAGCGATACAAGTCCTGAGTGAGTTGTGCTCACAAAAACATTGGCACAAGCTGCATCAGGCAGGATCAGCCCTGATCGGTAGGCTGCCAGTTGCATCAGGTGTTCATCAAACCCTTGCGGATCATCTTGCGGACCAAAGGCCTTGGTCTTGATGTCAATGACCGCCACCTTGCAGTGCAGATCGCACTTGCCACCAAAGCCTTGCGGGTGGCTAAAGGACCGTTCACTGATCCACTCTTGCTTGCCATACGCTTTGTCGAGGACCTGCTTGACGGCCAGGTAGCTTTCATTCGGTGGCCCACCTTCAAAGGCTGATTGAACCTTGGCATGGATAGCAGTGCCCAAATCCCTAGCTTCTGAAGCCTGCTCTTTGCTGTCCTTCAGGACCCGGTCAGCGTAGGCGTCTAGGCTCTCATCATCACGCTTTGGAAGGGTTAGCGATGCAAGCAAGATCTGTTGCTGTTTCCAGGCCTCCAGACCGGGCTTAGCGGCGCAATTTAGGATGGTGGTGACCGAAGGTACTAGGTCATACTTGCGAGCGTCCCTGAGCGTTGTATTGCGCAGGTGGCCGGCATTGGATTTGACCTGGTACATCGGTTCACCGGTCCTCGTGTACCAGTGGCCAGCCTCACTGGGTTGTGCTTTGACTTCCATATCAAATCTTTTTGAGATTGACTTGGTACAAAGTAAAACCCTGAAGCTTCAAAAAAGTCATCAGTTGCAGGTCATTAACTTCCGTCAGGAACCGATCGCCGGAAGGCGCCTCCAGCAAGGTGCTGTGCTCTGATGGATTGGTTGCCACCTGCTCGACAACATCTTGCACGGCTGGCTTTTTGTCACTCGTAAATTGACGTAAACGGTCCAGAAAAGATTCGTCAGTAGCCATTTTTTTATCCTCACTCAATGAAAATTTGTTGGGTACCCAAGGCTTTAAGGTGCCCTCATCACGGAAGTTAATGTTGGATTGATTGACAACAACTTGAGTTTCTTGAGTCATGCGGTACCTGGGAGGAATGTCTCCATCGATCACATTCTTGCGCCACTTGTAAACGGTCTTGTCACTAATGCCATGTTTTATAGCAATGTTAAGAACGTGTTGGCCTGAAAACAAAGCGCGCACTACATCATTCCAGGCGTCATTGTCTAAAAATCTTGACTTTTTTCTGCTCTTCAAAAAAAGATCAGATTGAGCTTTTGAGTAAGCGTTAACGGATTCTAGGCTTTGCGTCATGTCCAATGCCTCGGCCAAAGTAATGTGGTGGACTCCTTGCCGCCCATGTCAACAAGTTCGGCAGGCGTGAAGAACTGGCCGCCAGGCCACACCCACACATGCTGCTTTGTGTAGTGCGGCACCAGCATGACGCCATTGACATACCAGATGGGAACCCAATCCCGTTCAGCAAGCTTGTTGACAACCGCAACTGCTGCTTTTTGGGTTAATTGTTTAGCCATGTCAGAAGGGGATGTCATCATCAGCGTCAGCAAGTGACGTTGGCTTGGCATGGGACACAGCGTGCCACTCGGGCGACTGAATGATGACGCGCTTTAAGCCTTCCGTAAGCGCATCAAACTCGTCCTGGTTGAAGTAGCCAAAGCTGAAGTAGGTTTTTTTATTGACCAACTCCGGCAGGCCAAGCTTTTTCAACGCTGCAGGCACCGCGGTAACGGTGTCCACGTTGGCAAAGGTCTTGTCACCCTTGACCGCATGCGTCACGGTCAGCATGCAAGGTGCGCCGATGATGGTGCGTAAATCAAAGCCACGAAGTTCTGCAGCAGTGAACTCCCTGCCGCGCCAGCTAATCAGCGTCTTGCGAAGCTTGGCCTTCTCGGCAAGCGATAAGGTGTAGCGCTGGCTCAATGACAAGGGCCTGCCGTCTTCCAGGGTCAAGGGATTGCCATCGGCATCCTCGCCATGCAACTCCCACAAAACACGGCATTGGCGCTCTTGCTTTTGCTCGCCTTGGTAGGAATAGGCCTGGGTACCAAGATCAACGATGCCATAACAGATGGCCATGTGAGTGCCTGCTGGCACAAGCTTGTATGAGCGTTCGGTACTGCTTTCAGAAATCAACATTTGCTTTCCTTTTGTAAAGATCTAATCCAAGTTCGTTTGCAAGCCATTTCCAATCGTTTTCAGTGGCCATGCCCAACCGGGCACGGGTAAAAGCTTCCTCGGTCATTTGCTCGCGCTCTTGCATCATCAACTGCCATTCATCGTTTTTTTCCATAAGGTTTGCTCCAGGGTTTGCTGAATCTAAAGTGTTTCATGTATCGAACACTGTGTCAACCAATATCGCAACCCTGGGTTACGGGTGTACGCCCTGTTCACCCCTTGTGTAACCCTGGGTTACGTCCATTTCTCCTATGAAAACCCGCAACCATCGTGCAACCCTGGGTTACAGGTGTACGCCCCTGTACGCCCCTGTACGTCCTGGGTTGCATAATGGTTACCGTTCGATTACTCTAACACCATGAACACCATGAACACACGAGACCTTATTGAAGCAGTCGGCGGGATCAGGGCTGCAGCCAGGGTGTTAGGGGTTGCGCCTTCAACGGTCCATTACTACTGCAAACACGATCGCATGCCCTTTTGGCGGTTACTGCTCTTGATGAGCGTGATCGACAACCGGGGCAAGATTTCCCATCAAAAAATCATGAAGGAGTATGTAATTGACCGACACCCCCATATCCGCTGAACCCATTGGCCCCATTGATGTTGAGATTGATGGTGCTATGCATCGCATCACGATCCCGCAAAATTGCACGGGCTATGAAGCTGCTCAGTTGTGCCACATGCTGACGTTTGCTGTGCTGGCCAACAAGCCTTTGGACTTCACTAAATTCGTGAAGGAAAAGGGCATCGAGCGCCTTTTTGTGCAGCTATGAGACTTGCCGCGCTCTTGCTGGCATTGCCAGTAGCCGTCTCAGCACAGACTTGGTCTGCCAACAATGAGGGCGGCGGTGAAATCGTACTGACCTTGCGTCAGCACAAGTGCAAGGAGTTTGGCAAAAGCCTGGTGGACGGTTACAGCTACGGGTCCAATGGCAGGATGTTTGAGTTTTGCTGGACCGTGGTGGACGACATGATCCGCGTGATCTACCTGCATGACGCAAGCGTGCGGGTTTACAAGCCTGAACTATTTTCAAAAAAGACAGAAAGATGAACAGCATGCTTGGATTTGCATTATCAGCCTGGGTGCTACTGGCCTGGCTCACCCATGTCATCGTATCGATTCAGAGTGCCAAGTGGCTGCTGCTGATTGCAGGCTGCATCATATTCCCGGTGGGCTGCGTGCATGGCACAGGCGTCTGGTTTGGAGTGTTTTGATGCACCGATACTTTGAAGTCAGGATGCTGGTCAAGGACGAGTCCTTGAGGATCAAAGACATCGTTAAGCAAACCGGCTACGACAAAGGCCATGTAAGCCGGCTGCGCAAAGCCTCGCGGATTGATAAGTTGATTGCAGATGCTGTGGCTGCAGAGCGTGAGGCTTGTGCAGCGCTGCTTGATGCTGCGGTTGAAAATTTCACGAGCATATCGTTGCAAGTCAATGACGAGGACGGCATCGTGATGGAACATGCCAATACCTGCAGCCACTTGGCATCCGCCATCCGCGCAAGGGGAAATACATGAACCGCGAGGACATCATCCGCATGGCACGGGAGGCCGGATTGGCTTACGGATCTGACGAAAAGCCATTAAATTCTGTAACACGTTTTGCTGCCCTTGTTGCCGATCATGAGCGTGATCGCATCTGCAAGGCGATCAAAGAGGAAGACGATTACTGCGTCACTGAAGGCGATTACATGCTGGATTCGGACGACTGCATCGCCATAGCAAAAGGCGATTGGGTTCGTCCCGACTACAGCGCCACCGCCATACGAGGAATGAGGTGAGCATGGCCCAAGAAGACATAGTCAAGATGGCGCGGAAGGCGGGGATCGCAAAGTATGGCCTTGGGTGGACTTGTTGGGAAGGGCAGCTTGAAGCATTCGCCGCCCTTGTTGCCGCAGCAGAGCGTGAGGCGTGTGCG